CAAGGAACAGATCATACAACCAACGGTAGTTGTTGTTGGTTTCTCTTGCCCACACTGCTGAAGGATGGTTCTTGTGTGTGCATTTGTACATGCTTTGCTTGTCAGCAAAGTCGTCGCCATCAATCATGCGCCATGCTGTTGACAGTAGCTGACCTGTCTCAAGGATCATCTTCACTACGTGCTTGTCACAGTGATACTGTGCAGCTTTTACTGGGTCTATGTCTAGCATAAAGATATTCATTCGTCTTCATCCATTATGTCATTCACAAACATTTGGTCTTCAGTCATGATCTCGTCTGCCTCTTGCTTGGCAAGACGCTTGGCTTCCTTGCTACTGTATCCTTCCTCAATGTATGTGGAATACAGTTCTCGAAAGACAATCTTCCTGTCTTTTACCCAAAGGTTCTTCATCACTCCTCGCTGATATCTTTCTCTAGTTCTTCCAGCATCTTTTCAGATGTATTGCCCAGCGCCTTTTCTTTCCGAACCTTCTGGATTGCAGTATCAATATACTTCTCCTCGTCTTCAATGCCGGATATATCCTTGACAATATATGTACGTGCAATCTCGTAGCCTTCAGGACCAAACTCATTCTGAATAATCTTCAGAATATCTTCCATTGACCAACCACGAATGGCACTGGCTTTGCCAAGGTCCATTAGCTGATCGACACGATAGGTGATTTCACTCTCGTTCATGTTGTCCTCTTCACCAGTCAGGTTGTTTAGGGGTTGTGAGGTCATCGTCATCTTCAATAAACTCCTCGTAGATAAGTTTCCAGAACTCAGTCAGGTCGTCCTGATCGTTGGGGTTGTAACCCATTGCCATCATTTCGATGCGGATAAGGCGGTGGAAGTCAACCTTGCCCTGATAATACATACGTTCAACAGCCCAGTCAAATGGTATTAGCTTCCCTGACCCCGGTACTTCTTCCATGATTGCCTCTTGTGTTTATTCTTTGGTTGGGAGTTAGCTGACCGCCCGATAGATGTTCGTCGATGTTGTTCAGAAGGTGGTTTCTCGTTGCCACGTAGTGTTTTAGCCATTGTCCTCTCCAGTTAGTGTCTTCCATGATACGGGAAACAGGCGGTTAGCATAGTAGCCAATGCCTTTGGCAACCTCACCTGTCTCTCGTTGTGCTGTCTCCTCCATGCGTAAGTTATACACACGAGAGAAGGCATACAAACTTCCTGACCAGTACCATTCGGTAAACATCCCTTGTGGTAGGACGGCTCGTGCTTGTTCAGCACACGCACCCAAGTTAATCAGGCCGTTGTAGGCATCAATAGCATGTCGTGTTGCGTCTTCATATATGTGGATAGCAAGGCTTGGAGATATTATCTCCTCGTCCATTGAACCTTGCTTCAGGTTTTCGTCTTGCTTACGCCATGTCTCAGGTATCCAGAGGTCAGGATCATAGGTGACGTAACGGCGGCTGATCTCATTCCACGACAACCCCACCTGATGCTTTGCTAGTTGCCTTGCAACAAAGATTGGTGCTGCAATACGCACTGACATGGTGGCATGAGAGAAAGGCGACCAGTGATTGTGCAGTGCCAAATACTCAATTAGTTTCTCGTCTTTCTTGCGTAACGTCTTGGTTTTGCTACGACTTTTGTCGTCCAAGTCCCAGTCAGATTGTTTGTTGAATGACACACGTGCTGCGTTCACCACTGAAAGATCACTGCCCATGTGGTCGATTAGTTCGACTGTTACGAGATGATTGAATTTATATTCCATTACAGGTAACGATGTCCTTCGTTGGTTGTGTAAACTACGTTCTTGATTTCAAACTCTGCTATGCAGCGGCGGCAACCGATACATGGCTTTGCCATAGCTCTTTCATATCCAGTGTCGTTTATGTTGCGAACTCTGGCAATGTAAAGAGTACTTTTTCTCAGGGTATCAAGTCCACTCCGCTTGATTGCGTTCTTGATCGCATTGATTTCAGCGTGTAAGTGGATAGCGTGATCGTTCTTGCCCCACTTCGCCTGAAAGGGATCAGTCTTGTATGAGTTGGCCCCAAATGAAATGATTTCTTTCTTATAAACAACAGCAGACGTGAGCCTGTAATTCCTGACAGGATCAGGAATATCAACAGCAGCTTTCATAAGGATGTCCAAGAACTTTTCATTTCGTTTGAAGACCGCCGAGCCTTCTTCGTCCATGTTATTTTACCGGGAGTATCTCCGTTGCATCGGGATAGTCTAGTCGTGCATCAGCTATGCTGTCATACATTTCTTTGTACTCAACAAAGCCGTCGCCACAACACCATCTGCACTGGCTTACTAGGCCTTCACGCCAAGGTTCATATACATATGATTCAATACTTCCTTCACCGTCACAATCAGGACAGCGAACACGAATGATTGTGTTAGCGGTAGAAGACATGCTTGTTAATCCTTATTGTCTTTTCTTTGGTAATGCTCCATTTAGGAGCTACGTAATCTGCATGATAATACAACGCACCATCTGATATGTCAACAGATTGGTTGTGCATAACACGCCATGAAAGATACTTTGCTTTGTCCCAAGACTTATGATCCTTTGGATCATCTGACTTGCCGTCGCAGTAGAAACTGAACTGACACATATGTCTGACAGGTATATCGGGATTGCTCTTGTAGGTTGGGCCTTGAGTCACAACGTCACAGACGTTATCGGGAAAGCCATCGTCGTTGACACGATTGAGGACAACATGTGCCACTGCTACTTGTCCAGCAGTAGGCTGGTTCCTTGCCTCCCAATAGATAGCGAGGGCAAGGCACGTTGCCGGATCGGCAAAGATATTCATGATGCTAGTGTCCTAAGTAAAGTTTAGCGTTCTCTATGTTATAGGAACCTATAAATTGCCTACCGTATTCTTCTTCAAGGTAGTCAGCAAGATAGCGGAAAGAGGTGATAACATCTTTCACCTGTTGTGCTGCTTCAGCGTCATCAGTTTTGATGCCAACCACCAACTCTCCGCTATCTGTCTGCTTCAAGGGTGACATGAGACTGTCAAGAAAATCCTCCGCTAAGTGTTGGTATGTAATTGTAATGTGATTGAAGTCATCTTCGTCAAACCTAAACGAGATGCCAATGCCTTCCTTATCAGGAAGTGCTAGTACCATGTCACCCATGTAATGTTTAGTCCTTACCAGCCGCTTGTGGTTGCAGAGTATTGTAACGCAGGATCGTTCTCCCACTCCTCATAGCCATTCATGAAGTCATTGATGTCTCCCAAGGCAACATCATAAAGCATCTCAGCGTCAGCCACTGTGAGAATATATGCCTCTACTGAGGAAGGTATCTCGCTGTAGCTTTGGTAATTGTACTTAGTCATGGATCACTCTCCTTTCGGGGTGGATAGGAGTTGGACGTGGAACGACACGCCCAACGAACCCTACTATTTTAAATCAACTCTACAGGCATGTCAAGTTTGTACGCCTCAAGCCATTCAGGTTCTGCATGGGTAAGGTGTGCAAAGTTTTCAAGCTCTTTGATATACATATCACCAGCCTCAAATGAACCATAGGTCATTGGGGATTTTGCCCACACAAACCACCTTGCATATTCATTGCCCCTTTCCTTATCGGGACGCTGGTATGTCTTACAGACATGGAACACAAAGTCTCCTGCTTCATAGATGGCATACGGATTGTCTTTGTCACGGCTCTTGCCGAAAGGGTTCTTCGTGGTCATTCGTCATCTCCTCCATGAGGTTTCTAAGAGAACCATCTTAGTCTCTCATATAAGAGAGGCTAAGTGGTATCTCTAAGGGTTGCGAGGCTAACCGTGGCCCCGCACGTGCCTATTGAGCGGCAAACCTATTCGTCACCATAGTACCCGTAGTCTTCGTCAGTTCCCCATCCCGCAGAAGCTAATGCTTCAGCGTCATCGGAATAGTCATTAGCTGAATACGGTTCTTCCTCATCTTGATTAAGATGGTAGTCCTCGTGGTTCAACTCATAGAGGTAGTCATCCGTTACAAAGTAACGAACATCTGCCTCAGTTGTAAACGCATCACGGTGTTTCAGCCCTTCAGCAATCAGCTTGTTAAGTTCAAGCCGTTGTTCAACGGAAAGGTCTTCGATGCTTTCATATTTCATTGCTTACCTCCTATTCGACGATCTTCACATCGTACCCGAGCAGTTTGGATACTTCTGCGACGGTCAGTTCTTTGATCTGTCCTTCCCGGTCTTTGATCTGTCCTTCAAGGACATCGATGCCGCTGATCCCGTAGAAGATATCAGGGTCGAATCCGGGGATGTCCCAGACACGCTTCCGATCTTCCGGGTCGGCCTCGTCCCACGACTTCTGGAAGGCCTCCTTGTATTCGTAGGACTTCAGGTAGCCTCCCGTTGTCTTGTATTCAGGGTGGTCCTTCTTCTCCCGGTCAGTCATGTCAGATTCCTCGACCCACTTGGTCAGGTTGAAGTTTAGGAATTTGGGGAGATGCGCCTGAGCCCATTCGGACCGGCTGATCGTCTTGTTGAATGCCCGGATGGTGTCAGCCTTGGTCGTGTTGAAATACCCGGTCTCGGAGTTGACCGAGTTCCAGTTGCCGGTGTTCCAGTGGCCTGTGTTCCAGTGGCCTGTGTTCCAGTGGCCGGTGTTGCGGCTGCCGGTGTTGCAGTGGCCGGTGTTCAAGTTTCCGGTGTTGCGGTCCCCGGTGTTGCGGTGGCCGGTGTTCCAGTCCCCGTTGTTGTGGTTGCCGGTGTTGTAGTTCCCGTTGTTGTGGTTGCCGGTGTTGTTTTTGCGGTCAATCATTGATTGCTTCTCCGTAGCGTTCTCTGGTTTCACGGACCAGTCGTCTGTATTGGTTAAGGCCAAGGCCGTGGCTCTTACTTTGCCTCCACTGGAAGTGCTGCCTTCATTGCTTCAATCCATTGTACCAGATCAGCAATAGCTGTGTCCAGATCAGCTTTCTTGTAGGTCTTGCCAGTGTGTTCACTGACCATGCCCAACAAATCCTTGAGCCTGACACCACGATGGACTTTCAGTCCCACCTTCCACATCTTCAAGGCTCCCTTGATTTGGAAGGCTCTAAAGAGTTGGATGGCATCCGGTCCAACAAAGCTAGTGCCTACGGCATTGGTGGAAATGTAGCTGTCAGTCATTAGATTTCTTTCCCTGCAAAATTAATTTCATACTGGGCTGAAGTATTCAGCCACTGTTCAAACTGCAGTATGGCCGAAAACTTGTCGTCATCGCCTGTTTCCAGCATGTAGCTTTCGATCCAGCGTTGCTCATAAGTATCACGGGCCTCAGTAGTGAGGTCATCCCATCCAAGCCATTTGCTGTCAGTCATTAGTTTGCTCCTCACTACGCTTGGTGATGGAATCACCAAACTGGATTGCCTGTTCATACGTTCTGTTGTTCAGATAGTAAGAGGCAGAGCCTGTTTCAACTACCCAGCACTCATCCCCTGAGTCATAGCTAACGCTAAAGAGTTTGCTTTGCATTGGAAATCTCCAGATCAAGGTTGTTTGTAAAGAACTTTACATCGTGTTCAACACCTTTCCCATCCGTTACCGTTACCGTAAAAACCCTAAAGGGTTCAAAGGCAATGTTAGGATCAGTATGTGAACGATCACTCACCTTAATGTCTGTGACATTATGTATGCTAAACTCAGCCATCGTTTATTCCTCCTCATCTTTCAGATGTTCAGCAATCTCATGCCAGTTTACTTCCGAAAGGAAGGCCATAGCATAGTTACGGGCCAGTCCTTCGGACTGAGCGTCGATATGTTCTGTCACTAATTCCTCACATTCTTCAGCAGTCATTCCTTTAAAGGAATCCATGCCATCGAACCATTCCAGATTGACACGCCAAGTGGCGTAGTTTGTCCAGCCATTGTGGGTTGTGTTGTCCATGAGACAGTCTCCGAATTAGTTGATGCCAAGTATGGCATCGGTGTGAAGGAATGAAACGGCATCTGCATCGCTGAAGTGTTTGGGATAGCGGTTCGCCATACCCTCACACCACTGGTTCCAAAGGAACTCAGAGCCACCAATTTTCTCACAAGTATCAACGTAGTTGCGGACTTTCCTGAGATTACCTTCGGTATGCTTGTTGTGGGAAAGCTTGAACGAACCTTCCTTGTAACCATACTCTTTCAGATTATGGCAATCCAGACAGCCAACCTTGCCTGTAAGGCACTGAAGCATAAATCCTGCCTTCACCAAGCCAATGCAAGGGATGCGCTGTAGTTCTAACAGAACTTCCTCAGTTGAGATACCGCCATTGCGATAGTTCTCTACAAGATTGTAGAGCCAGTCACGGTTCTGTCGGACATACAGAATACCTTCACGCTGTTTCGGCATTAGCTCTGCTAATCCATTCTTGCCACGTTTCCGGTAGGTCTTCATGATACGGGGGAGCGTCACAAGCTGGGTACGGATTGATGCAATGACAAACACTGCTACACTTTCAGTGTTCTTGGGGCTTTGCTTTGCAAAGGCTTCAATCATTCTTTGATCACGAACAAACATAGTTTGTTTCCTTTTAGTGATAGGCTCATCAGTGACGGCTTCACCGCCAGACAGGGATTAACTCCCTGTTTCGCCTTATGCTGCTACGTTGTGGCTGATACGAACCCGACGCTTCCGATTGTTTTCAACAATCCAGCGAAGTCCTGAACGGCTAGACCGAATGGTCTTTTTGCCCTGTGTGCCGCCGTCAAAGACTGTCAGGCTGTGCCACGGGATGTCAAGCCGCCATCCATTGTTAATGGAATGGAAGCCGTAGCCATACTTCGGGGAACGAGCATTAACACGGAAGGTCAGCTTTGCTGTTTTAGCCATTGGTAGATTTCCTTGTGGTTGATTGCAATGCAGTGGTTAAGAGAACCATCTATATCTCTCACAGGATGTGAGATATAGTGGTATCTCTAAGGGTTTAGGCTGAGTGGTTGTTGACAAAGCTTTCAGCTTCATCGGGTGAGATGGTTTCAACAAAGTCACCGTTCTGGTCATGAATATCAAGATATTCATCAGAGCCAACACTGACATAAACAGCAAAGCTGGTGTTGAACTCAATATCGTCAATTGCTTGTGCAATGGTTGTCATAGGAGGAACTTCCTTTCAGGGTTGGTAAGAGAACCATCTATATCTCTCACAGGATGTGAGATATAGTGGTATCTCTAAGGGTTGTCAAGCTGCCTAGCGACGGCGGCTGCGGATCATAGCCCGACGATGGCGACGCTGTTCCCTTGCCATAGCCCGACGATGGCGACGCTGTTCCCTTGCCTTGACCTCAACCAAACGGTTGAGACGACGCTGTTCGGTAACATCGGCAAGACCCAAAGTGGCAGTGATGGACAGCCAAAGGCTGTAAGCTGCTACCAGAACACTGGCTACTGCCAGACCATACAAAACCATCTCAACCATCGTCGTCGTCCTTCAGAGTTGTTAAGAGAACCATCTATGTCTCTCATAAATGAGAGCCATAGTGGTATCTCTAATGGTTCATCACTGTCAACCCTTCGGGTTCATCAGGCTACGAGGAATCTCATCAGTGTTGCTGAAAGGCAACACATGAGAGATTTGGGGAGTTATTGTATGAAATACAATGGGTTAGGGGGTGTCCTACTTGTCTCTAGAGTGGTATAAATACCACACTTAAGAGACAAAGAGAGTGAATTTCTAGACCTTTTAGGTCTACATCGTCTCTCCATTGCCTCTTTAGAGGCAGAGTTGTTGCCATTATGCAACACTTGTGTTGTTTTTGCAGACAATAAGGATTCTTTAGAGAATCCTCCAGAATCTAGTGTGTCTATAAAGACACACCCCACCCAAAAAGTCGCGTGGCGCATGTATATATATAATACCCCTGTGACATATAGACCAAAAAAACAGGGGTGATATCATGTCGTGATGATTTGGGACGGAGCCTCGCCTATCTAATTAGACTCTTATAAGACTCTTATGTATATTATTATTGTTATCTTTTTTAATCTTTATATATATCTCTATATATCTTATAAGACCCCCTCAGTGACTCGCATAGCATATCATGCTTTGAAAGAACCTGCAAGTGTGCTACTGTATTTTTTATGATGAAAAGAATAAAAACATCCTTGCCTATCTTTTTTGTCATTTTGAGGTGGTCTTTTTACCTTCCACTTTTGTCATGGGTAGGGTATATTGTAGTGATGATGATATGGGGTACAATTTATGACAAGTGACTTTCCAGATGACTATGAAGAACTGGGTAGGATCGGAACCTTTTCAGAGCTTTCATCGTCACTTGAACAGTTGGCAATGGCAAATGCAAAGAATGACTTCCTGACCTTTGTAAGAATGTTTGCACCTACGCTGGTATCTGACTGGCAAATGGGTAGGCACATTGAAGTTCTTTCTCAGAAGTTGCAAGACGTGCATGAAGGCAAGATCAAAAGGTTGATGGTGTTCCTACCACCACGTAGTTCAAAGTCAGTTATATGCTCAAAGCTTTTCCCTGCATGGTACATAGGTAATTCACCTAACCATGAGATTATGTCAGTTTCCCATAGTGACCAATTGTCATCAGACTTTGGACGAACTGTCAGAGATATTGTCAACACTGAAGAGTTTCAAAAAATCTTTAAGGGTGTTACACTGAGGGCAGACGTTAGGGCAGCAGGTAAGTGGAAAACAAATCTTAATGGTTCATACTATGCTGCAGGTGTAAGATCACAGATTGCAGGTCGTGGTGCACATATTGCAATTCTAGATGACGTGATGTCAGAAGAGGACTCGTTTTCTGAAAGTGGTAGAAAGTATATTAAAGATTGGTATCCCTCTGGTCTACGAACCCGTATCATGCCTAACGGTTCAATTATTATTATCAACACCCGATACCATTTTGATGACCTTTGTGGTTGGCTTCTAAAGCAAGAGTTAGAAAATGACTTGCAGTATTCATTGCCGTGGGAAGTAGTCAGTATTCCTGCATGGTTAGATGAACCTGCAAGTGAACTGCTTGGCCTACCTGTAGGGTCTTCCTACTTTCCTGAATGGAAACCGGATGAGCTATTGCGTATTGATGAAGAAGAAATTAGAAACAGTAACGGTGGTAAGTACTGGGAAAGCCTTTACATGCAGAACCCTTCACCTGAAGAAGGTGGGCTGATTAAACGTAAGTGGCTGCAGGACTGGCCGTATGGCGATCCGCCTAGCTGTGACTTTGTAATCCAGACTTACGATACTGCGTTCTCAACTAAGACAACGGCAGACTATAGTGTTATCCAGACATGGGGCATCTTCTCCATGCAGGAAGACTATGAAGATGGTACTGAAGACTTTGCCTCCAATCTAATCTTGCTGTCAAACATCAAGGGCAGGTTTGAATATCCTGAGTTGAGAAGACTGGCAAAAGAAATGTATATGAAGTTTATGCCTGATGTATGTATGATTGAAAAGAAAGCAAGTGGACAATCACTTATTCAGGATATGAGACGGTCAGGGTTGCCAGTTATGGAATACCTGCCTGATCGTGACAAGACCTCAAGGGTCTATGCTTCAACGCCTATGCTTGAGTCAGGTAGGGTATGGCTACCAGCAGAGAAGGCATGGGCTGAAGATTTGATAGGTGAAGCATTGTCATTTCCCTATGGGCAACACGATGACCAAGTGGACGCAATGACAATGGCAATCCAGTATGTCAAGGAAAGCTGGAGACTAACACATCCTGAAGACCCTGAATGGGAAGATGATGTTAATCCACGTAGGCAGAAAAAGGTTGCATACTGGAGAAGTTAGTAATATACTTTCAAGTATTAAGTGTGAAGAATTATTTATGGGGAAGTTTTAATGGCTGTAGAAAGAAATCCGTTTGATCGCATTGAGCAGGATAATATCATTGAGATTGGTATTGGCCCTGACAGCACTGAAGTCGAAACAGGTCCGGTTAATATGGAGTTTGACGATGACGGTGGTGTGGTTATTGAATTTGGTAATTCAGATCAGGAAGGACCAGATGAAATACCTGAATATGCGATGGACGACGAAGAAGGTTTCTTCAAGAACCTTGTTGACGATCTAGACGAGGACACTCTTGAGGAAATTGCAAATCAGGTACTTGACAACTATGAAGCTGACAAAGAAAGTCGGGCTGAGTGGGAGTCAATGTTTGAGCGTGGCTTTGATCTCCTTGGTCTAAAGATTGAGGAAGCATCTGAACCATTTGAAGGTGCCTGTACTGCAGTCCATCCCCTAATCATTGAGTCAGCAGTTAAGTTCCAGTCAAAGGCAACTCAGGAGCTATTCCCTCCTGCTGGTCCTGTCAGGACACAAATTTTAGGTAAGTCAGATAAGCGGCGCGAAGAACAGGCGCAGCGCGTCAAGACATTTATGAATTACCAGTTAACTGAACAGATTCCTGAGTACTTCGATGAAACAGAGCGGATGCTGTTTAATCTTCCGCTAATTGGTTCAGCATTTAAAAAGATTTATTTTGATATTACGCTCAATAGGCCAGTCTCTGAGTTTGTGCCTATTGACCAGTTCTTCGTGTCGTACTACGCCACGGACCTGCGACGGGCAGACCGTTATACTCACTTAATCTATCGCAGTCCTATCGAACTCCAACGCTGCATTAACGCAGGAATGTATGCGGAGATCGACCTACCTACGGCTGCAGTTCCCTCTCAGACCGCAATGGCTGAGAAAATGAATACAATTCTAGGTCTTTCCCCCTCTTCACAGCATGACCCGCAGTACGTTCTTCTTGAACAGCACTGCTATTTAGAATTGCCAACGGAACTTACTGAGGAGGATGACGGTCTCGCCCTACCCTATATCGTAACGATTGAAGAGCAGTCCCGACAGGTTTTGTCAGTTCGCAGGAACTACAATCCTAACGACCCTACCAAGCAGAAGAAAATGTTCTTCACTCATTACCGCTACGTTCCCGGCTTTGGGTTCTATGGTCTTGGACTAATCCACTTCCTTGGCAACCTTACCATGACTGCCACTGCTGCAATGAGAGCATTGGTAGATGCAGGTCAGTTCGCCAACCTTCCCGGCGGCTTCAAGCAGAAGGGTGTACGGATTGTCGGTGACAATGCTCCTATCAGCCCCGGTGAGTTTAAGGACGTTGAAGCGACGGGCGTTAATCTGCAACAGGCAATTGTGCCGCTTCCTTACAAGGAACCAAGCGCAACCCTGTTCAATATGCTTAACTTTATTTCACAAACAGGTCAGAAGTTTGCTGACACATCTGAGCAGATGGTATCTGATGCTGCCAGTTATGGGCCGGTCGGTACAACAATGGCATTGCTTGAAGCAAGTTCAAAATTCTTTAGTGCCATTCATAAGCGTTTGCATAGGGCACAGAAGGACGAGTTTAAACTTCTTGCAAGATTAAACTATGAGTACTTGCCGGATGAAGAAGCATATAATATTCCCGACGACACAATTACAATCTATCGCCGTGACTTTGATGGACGTGTTGATGTGGTTCCTGTCAGTGATCCTAATATTCCTTCCAACGCACATCGCATGGCACTTGCACAACTTGCGCTTAATCTTGCACAGTCAAGTCCTCCCGGTATGTTTAACATGCAAGAGCTTAACCGTACAATCTTGTCAGCGGCAAATGTTCCTAACCTTGATAAGATTATGCCTGATAAGCCTGATCCTATTCCACTTGATCCAATGTCAGATATTCTGGCAGCAGTCAAGGGGATGCCTATTCAGGCATTTGTTGGACAGAACCACGACGCACATGTTGCAATGAAGACGGCATATATCCAAGATCCAATGAACGGTGCTAATCCTGCAATGCAAAGAATTGTTCCGGTGCTACAGGCAAACATTCAGGAACACATGATCCTCAAGTATCAGGAGCAGATTGGTGGCATGTCTGAACAGGCTGAACAACAGGCTGCAATGTCAGGTCAGTCAATTGACGAGCAGACTGCTGAAATGATTATGGCACAGGCAGCACAACAGATTGCACAGACCAACATGATCCTTGCTAAACAGGGTATGAATATTACACCTGAACAGCAGATGGTACAGCTTGAAGGTCAGCGTCTCAATATTGAGCAGCAGAAACTTCAGGCACAGATTGCCAAGGAACAGGCTGAAGGTGCACTGAAGAATAGAGAGCTACAGCTTAAGGAGATGAAACTTTCAGTTGATGCTTATACTCAGGGTGCAGGTGAAATTCTTAAGTCAGATGAAAAAGAAAAAGATCGTAATGCGAAGAAAGCAATGAAGGCAGTTGAAATCTTTGCTGACCTACTACAGCAAGAAGAGAACCTGACTAATGATCGCATACTTAAGGCTGCAGATATTGTAGCTGACTTGGCAAAAGACGATACGATTGAATAATGACACTATGGGATGACATTCTGAAAAAGTTTCAGGAAAAACAAGAAGAAATGAAAAATTCTCTTGCGAACGGTGCAGCATCTGAATATCATGAGTACAGGCAAATGGTCGGACAGATCACTGCTATTGAATGGTGTACCGATACACTAAAGGATGTAGTAAACAAACGCATCTACGAAGAAGAACAATAAAAGGAGTAGATATGATTCAGGCTGGAATGGCAAAGGCCATTAAGAATGACCAGTGGATTACGAACGGTGAAGTTCCTGATCTAACTGGAGATGAACTACCAAGTATTCCGGGTTACTTTCTGCTTATTCGGCCAGTGTCAGTAAAGCAGGAAACAAAGGGTGGGATTATTCTACCTGACTCGACAAAGGAAGATATGGCATATCTTACAACTGTTGGCAAGGTTCTTGCCGTTGGAGACTTGGCATATCAGGACAAAGAAAAGTTTGCAAATGGTCCTTGGTGCAAAGCTGGTGATTATGTTTGTTATGGCAAACATGCAGGAACCAAGTTTCATTACAAGGGCCACAAGCTAATGCTTCTGTTTGACGATCAGGTAATGATGACTGTTAATGATCCCACAGAGTTAGACCCAACTTATAGTTTGTCAAATTAAGTTTTATCAGTTAAGATATAACTTATTAGCGTAATCGTAAGTTTCGCAACTGCGTAAAGGAAAAAAATAAATGTCAGAAGAATGGAATGAAATTGATCTTAACCGTGCCCCACCACAAAAGGAAAAGGTTGAGTTTGAAGTAGAAGGTCAAGAAGATAATGAACCAGTGGCTGTCGCTTCAGAGCCAGTACAAATTGAGATTGAGCCGGAAACTAAACCAGATGCTAAACCTGCACAAGATGCAGAAGAAGGTTTTGAACCAGCCGAAGCACAAGCAGATTCAGAGCTTAAAGGCGTTGAAACTAAAGGTGCACAGAAACGAATTAGGCAGCTAGTCCAGCAGCGCAAGGAACGTGAAGAACAGATTGCTGCGCTACAAAAAGAAAAGGATGATCTGCAGAAGAAACTACGTGAACAAGAAAAGGATATTGCATCTTCACTAAAGAAGAGCATTGATTCAAACGAACAGTTTCTTCAGAATAAAATTGAATATGCCAAACGAGCATATCAGCGCGCCGCAGATGAAGGTAATTCTGCTGAGATGCTTGAAGCTCAAGAGGCAATGTCCCAAGCTTATGCTGAGATGACAGGTGTTAATAGCAGCAAGAGTTCATGGGAAAAGTATAACAGTGAGATTGAACGGCAGATACAGGAAGCTGAACAGTTTCAACAGCAGCAGAGACAGCAGCAGCAGCAACAGCCACAGTATGATCCAAAGGCTGTTGAGTGGGCAGGACAAAATGATTGGTTTGGTTCTGACAACGTAATGACTGCAGCAGCACTTGCTCTGGATTACGAGTTAAAGAATGAAGGGTTTAATCCTTCAGACGACGAGTTTTATGGAGAGATTGATCGCCGTATGCGCGAACAGTTTCCACATAAGTTTCAGGCTGCTCCAGTCGAAGAGCAACCTGCAGTTCGTAAGTCGAGTGCGTCAAACTCGACTCAGGTGGTTGCCGGTGCGTCACGCACACCAGCATCTCCCTCTTCTGGAAAGAAGGTCAAGCTTACGCAAGAAGATATCCGTCTTGCAAATAAGTGGGGGATTCCACTTGAACGATACGCTGAAGAGAAGCTTAAGGCTGAACGCTCTTCAGGTGAATATACCACTATTGGTTAATGCGGTGAAAGGATAATACTATGACACGTACAACAACATCACGTAATGAGAACACTAGGGAAGTCCAAACAAGAGAAATGGAAAACGACGTATTTGAAGAGCAAGACTGGCTCACAATCCCGCCGATTATCAAAGATCGTTTCGATCAAGAAGGTATGACGCTCCGTTGGATTCGCATTTTACTTAAGGGCAGAGATGACATCCAGAATATTGGTAAGCGTCTTTCTGAGGGGTGGCAGTTTGTTACCATTGACGAAGTTCCTGAAATGGCTCATAACTCTTTCGTGAAAGAGGAAGGGAAATATACTGGCGCAATCTGTCGTGGAGATTTGGCCCTAGCAAAGATGACTAAGGCTCGTGCACAGTCCCGAAAAGAATTTTATGAGAACAAGAGTAGAGAAATGATTGATGCTGTTAATGCCCAGCTTATGCGCGAAAGCAATTCAGCAATGCCCATTTCAAACTCTAGTAGAACTAAAGTAACACGAGGCCGTGCGGCTTCCTTTGACGATTAGTCAATGAAGTCGAAACTGTCTTTTGTTGCTGTCACAGTATTAACAAGGGAGAACTGATATGACTGCTACTGCAAATCCAGACGGTCTTCGCCCTTCACGCATCCGTGGTGGTTCACCAAATAGTGCTGGTGCAAATGAGTATCCAATTGCTTCAGGATACAACAGCAATATTTTCAATGGTGATATCGTTACAAATGCTGCAGGGTATATAAATGTTTTAGCTACAACCACCGATAAGGCAATGGGTGTCTTTATTGGTTGTCGCTATGTTGTCAACGGGGAACCAAAGTGGTCCGATTTCTGGACTGCTGGTGTTTCAGCTTCCGATGCTTATGCAATGGTAGTTGATAATCCACAGGCAACTTTCGTCGTACAGGCTGATGCTTCTGTTTCAATTGGTGATATTAATTCACAGAACTTTCAGGTTGCTCTTGGCACAGGTTCAACAATTACTGGTCGTTCAGGGTTTTCGCTTGATGCGTCTACTCGGACAACTGGTAGTGCTATGCTTCGGCCAATTGCCGTTGTTGATGAACCCGGCAATGACATCCTAGTTTCTGCTGAACGCGCCTTCCCTAAGCTTGAGGTTCGAATTGTACGCCACGTTGATGCGTACATCTCAGCCGACGCTTCAGCTAACTAAGGAGGGTTAACAAATGGCTATCAATAGAGCTAGTATTGCAAAAGAACTACTTCCCGGTCTAAATGCCATCTTCGGCATTGAGTATGGCAGCGTCGATGACGAACATGCCCCACTCTTTGAGACTGAAAATTCAGATCGTGCATTTGAAGAGGAAGTCCTATTCACTGGATTCGGCACTGCCCCAACAAAGGGCGAAGGTGCTTCAGTCCAGTACGATCAGGCACAGGAAGGCTACACCGCTCGTTACACACACGAGACTGTAGCACTTGCATTTGCCATCACTGAAGAAGCAATGGAAGACAATCTTTATGATACGTTCTCCAAGCTTCGTGCACGTGGTCTTGCCCGTGCAATGGCTAACACCAAGCAGGTCAAAGCCGCCGATGTTTTCAACAACGGTTTCACTGGTGGTTCCTATGCAGGTGGCGACGGCGTTGCCCTATTCTCTGCTTCTCACCCAACCATTAGTGGCAACCAGTCCAACGTAATTGGTGCTTCTGATCTAAGTGAGTCTTCACTAGAAGCTGGTCTAATTTCCATCTCTAAGATTAAGGACGACCGTGGTATTCTAATCGGTGCACAGGCAGTTTCACTGCATGTTCCAACCGATCTAGTATTTACTGCCGATCAGGTTCTTAACAGCACGATGTCAACTACAATTGGCGTTAACCCCAACAGTTCTACCGTTGGTGCAACTAACGTCAATGACATCAACAGTGTTCGTAATCAGGGTATGGTCCCCGGTGGTTTCTTCATAAACCGTCGTTTCACTGATACGAATAACTGGTTCCTTAAGACCGATGTACCTAACGGTACAAAGATGTTTGTCCGTGCACCTCTTGCTACCAAGATGGAAGAGGACTTCGACACAGGCAACCTTCGCTTCAAGGCTCGTGAGCGTTATAGCTTTGGCTGGTCTGACTGGCGCGGTTTCTTTGGCGCAAACCCAAGCTAATTAACTTAGCTAGGTAAACAAAAAGGAGAAGGGGTGTTACGAAAAGTAATGTCCCTTCTCTGCTTTGTTTGCGCTAACTAATGCGATATAATGTAATGACTATCGCGCAAATGATTGAGGAACATCATGGCATCAAATATTAGAGTAGGCTTTGTAACTGGTAGTGGCGCAGTCCTTGATACTGTGACCAGTGTTACTGTTACTGATACAAGACTTCATGCGGTACAGTCTTCAGGCGTTGGTACGTTTCTAATTACAGGAACTGAAACCGATGCCTATGGCACAGTAAACGGAAACAACATTAAGTATGTTAATACAACAGCTAATGATGTTAATGATGTTTATCTTCCCGGTCTTGGCGTAAGAATGTATGGTTCAGTAAAAGTTTCAGCACCAACCTCTACTGCTACAACAACGGTTTTCTATGGCTAATTACACTTACCTTGTTGGTGATATTATAGCTGCTGCAGAGGATGACTCTACAGAGTTTTATAATTATATTCCTAATATGGTTAATCGCGCTGAAGAGCGATTGACAAAAGACCTTGACGACTATGGCTTGGTCACGTATACGTCTGTTGCAGTATCTGCAGGCAATAACAAGGTAACACTTCCTTCAGGAACTCGTATTGTTAAGAATGTAAATATTACAAGCAATGGTTCAAAGATTAATCTTCTTCAGCGTACTGATGAATTTATTAATGACTACTGGCCTGTATCAGCTTCAACGTCAGAGCCAAAGTATTACGCACGAAGAAATAACACAACAATTTTAATTGCACCAACACCTGCCTCTACAGTTAACGGTGAGATTGTTCATGTTAACAAACCTACCGCATTAACTTCAGCAAACCAAACTAATTACTTTAGTGATTACGCATATGATCTTTTGTTCAATGCGTCAATGATTGAGGCTATGTTGTTCATGAAGAACTATTCACAAGTAGGGACTTATCAAAATGTCTACAATCAAATCTTGGATTTGCAGAGGAACCAAGCTCGTCGTACAAGGCGCGACGACATGCAGTCTCCTTTTTCTCCAGCTGGTGGCGACAATACGATCATTCCCAATGCGAATTAAAAAACTTATTAGGAGAAAGTAAATGGCTATTACTGCAAAAATTGCTCGTGAAATTCTTAAGTTTGCCGGTTCAAAGGGCAAGAGTGAAGCCGTAAAAAAGTACGGCGATGAAGCTGTTAAAGATGCTAAGAAGCAGATGCAGCGTGATGCACGTGAAGCTTATAAAAAGAAGGAACGTGCAAAAAAGAAAGCTGCTAAAGCTGCTTCAGCCCCACTAAAAACTCCTACTGGTACACGCAAAGCACGTAAAATTTCACCTAAAACGCCAAAGGCTAAACAGCGTGAAAATCTTCAAAAAGCTATGCGTGAACGTCCTGAAGATGCAGAGACAATGGTCATAGGTTCACGTGAACGAGGTAAGGTTGTTAAGAAAGAAGGCATGACCCGCAAACGTGCACGTGATATGATTTCTAAACAAGAGAATGAAACAGGTGAAGAGTTTATGCGCCGCATGGGACGTGAAGCTGAACAGACTGGTGTAGGCACTGGTCGTAGATTTAGTGAAGATGATCCCGGTTACGCTCGTGAGCAGATTCAAGACATGATGCGTGGTGACTATCCTTCAGGTGAGGAAACAACTAAAGACGTTCTTGAGATGATGGGAGAAAGTATTGGTGGCCGCAAAAAAGGCGGCAAGGTAGCCAAGAAATCTTCTAGACCTCATGGTGTTGGCATGGCTCTTCGTGGTTATGGCAGAGCAATGAAAGGTACAAAGTAATGAAAAAGACAAAACGTAATTATGCAAAGGGTGGGCTTCTTTCTTACCTTTCACCTGCATATGCTGCATCAAAAGGTGGTGTTGAAAATGTACTATCTGCATTTAGCCCTGTTTACATGTTTGGTAAAAAATTTTCCGAGTCAGGTGAAAAAGAACCTGAAGTTATTAACATGACCAAGAGTAAAGATTTTAAAATTGGTGATGAATTTAATACAACTGGTAAGTTTAAAAAAGGTGGTAAGGTTGGTAAGCCCCGTGGTTGTGGTGCTGCACAACGTGGTTATGGTAGAGCAATGAAAGGTTCAAAATAATGGTTAAAAAACTTGCCTTGTCTTTAGTTAAAAGACGACTTTTAAATCGACCTAAAAACACGCCAAAGCCTGAAGAAAAAAAGCCTCGTCAGGTTTCAGAACCCGAAGGTGCACGTCTTGATCCTGAAACTGGTGGATCAGCAAATGTAGGTCGTGAAGTTGAAGGTCGTCGCGTTCAAGGACAGGAAAAAATTACCAGAGGTAGAAAGTCTGTTGTTGGTGGTATTGTTGAGGAAAGCACAAGTAAGGTTGCTAAAGCTAGAGCAAAAACAAAAGTTGAGCTTGAAGCACTTGTTCGTAAAGGAAAAGCTACTCCAGAACAAAAGAGTCGTCTTAAAGCAATGGAATCTAAAGATGTTGCAGATACTTCACGGGCTGCAAGAACTGCTGCTGCCACTAGAAGAGCTAATGCATCAAAAACAGCAGGTACAGATAAGCGTGATCCACGTGATGTTTTCATTCAGACAGGTGAGATTATGGAAGGGTATAATCCAACTCAAGGAGAAATTAGTCAAGCCTTATCTAATCTTCAGGCCAGACAAACAAGTCCAAAACTAAGAGAAAGAATGGCTATTCTTGAAAAGAAAGCTACAGGTGCTAAAACACTTGGCAAAAAAAGTGGTGGTTCTATGAAAAAGAAAGGCTATAAGTCTGGAGGTTCAGTTTCTAAACCACGTGGTGTAGGCTGTGCCATGCGTGGTTATGGAAAAGCAATGTAACTAATGCCTCTTAAAAAAGGTACAAGTAAAAAAACAATTAGTGCAAACATTCGTAAATTAAAAAAGGAAGGATATCCTCCAAAACAACGAGTGGCAATTGCACTAAGCAGCGCAGGTAAGAGTAAACCAAAAGGGAAGAAACGTGGCAGGGTATACAAAACCAAAACTGCGTGAGCGGATTAAGAATGAAGTAATGGCAAGTAGCAAGGGCGGTAAAGCTGGTCAGTGGTCAGCACGTAAAGCCCAGCTACTTGCACAGCGTTACAAAGCTGCAGGTGGTGGTTATACTGGTGGTAAATCTAAAACACAAAAGTCTCTTTCATCTTGGACCAAACAGAAGTGGCGTACTAAATCTGGTAAGCCTTCAACTCAAGGACCAAAGGCAACTGGTGAAAGATACCTTCCTGAAAAAGCAATTAAGAAATTAAGTTCTTCAGAATATGCTGCAACGACTAAGGCAAAACGGGCTGGTACTAAACAAGGGAAACAGTTTGTAAAGCAACCAAAGACTGTAGCAAAGAAAGTAAAGCCATACAGGAGAAAAGCATAATGGCTCTTAGTGATTCAGAAAAGGCAAAGCTAAAGCGTTATGGTTTGTCAGGTCTTAATAAACCAAAGAAGACACCAAGCCATCCTACAAAGAAAGGCGTAGTAGCCGTTCGTACAGGTTCTGGCAATGTAAAGGTAATTCGCTTTGGTGCACAGAGCATGGGTCACAACTATTCTCCTGAAGCACGTAAGTCATTTAAATCACGCCATGCAAAGAACATTGCACGTGGTAAGGAAAGTCCTGCATACTGGGCAGATAAGTTTTTTTGGGCTGGTCCGGATGGATCAAAGAAGATGCCGCCTAAGTCACAGAAACTAGTTCGTGGTATTAAACGTAGAGGAAAGTAAGATGGCAATAGGTAGATCAAGTATTGCCCAGCAGGTTTCAAAACCCGGAACCAAAAAGAAACCAAAGAAAGGAAAACGTAATGGCAAAGGTAACTGAGTATACTTCAAAGTTTTATGTTGGTGCCTTCAATGATCCAAAGGATGTCTTTGAGTCAACTGGCAAACCAACTGGTCAGGGCTTTGGTGCAGCACGTAAAGGCCCACAAGTAACTGGCAAACAAGTAAATCTAAAAGACAACTCATCTTCTTCTGACTAAGAAAGTTTAACCTATGGCAACGTCAGGAACATTTAACTTCTCAATGGATATTGACGAAGTTATCCAAGAAGCAACTGAGATGATTGGTGGGGAGGAGACGCTAGGTCATGAGCCTAAGTCTGCTCGTCGTTCAATTAACCTGTTGCTACAAGATTGGCAGAACCGTGGCGTTTTGCTATGGACTGCTGATACTACAACGGTTTCAGTATCTACTAGCGTAACAGCATATGATCTAGGCTCAACAGTTGTAGATGTTCTTGAGGTCGTTGTTAATAGAGATGAAACCGATTTACAGCTTGAACGCATCTCAATGGAGGAGTATCTACGTCTTCCACGTAAGGGGCAGACAGGCAGACCCTCACAATATGCAGTTCGTAGAGGACAGGCAGGGGTAACAGTATATCTGTGGCCTATTCCTGAAAATACCACTGATCTTTTGAAACTTGAAAAAGTGAGGTACATGGAAGATGTTAATAAATCTGCAATACAGACTGCTGATATTTCCAGAAGGTTTTTACCATGTCTTGCCGCTGGTTTGGCATATCAACTATCTATGAAACGTCCCGGTGTTGAAGGTGGTCGTATTCAGTTTCTTAAAGAAGAGTATGAAGAACGTCTTGCAAGGGCAATGTCTGAAGATCGTGAAAGAGCAAGTTATTATTTGAAACCACGACTAAATAGAGTATAATATGGCTAGTAACAAAAGAGCAATTGCCATATGCGACACATGCGGATTTCAGTATCCACACCGTGTTCTAAAGAAAAACAGTTATGGTATGTTGGTTTGTCCTACTGATTGGGAAGGCCAGTTTGATTTAAAGAACCATCCACAGAACAGAGTTGCAAATACATTTGACGATCCTTCAATCCGTGATCCCCGTCCACCACTTAATGATGATCGTAATGTACTCTGGAATAATGCTAACGTAAATTGGGAAAACGAAACTAGCAATTGGAATAATGTATAATGGCAACACTTACTGGTCAAAATATTGCAAATACTTATAAGCAGCTACTACAAGTTGGTAGTAACAATACCGGTCTAACCACTTCAGTTCAGACTATTCAAGACGGTAGCGGTACTAACAGTGCACTACAGTTAAGTCAATCAGCAGTTAATATTAATGGTACTTTCCAACTTAACGGTTCAACTCTTACGGCTACTGCTTCAGCACTTAATGCAGTTCCTAATATTACAGCCTACACTGGTTTTATTGCAGTTAGTGGCACTAACATTAATGGTAGAACTCTTGTAGCTGGTACTGGTGTTTCAATTACAAATGCTGACGGTACTGAAGGCAATCCAAATATTTTCTTAAATACAACTGGTGTTACCTCTGGTACATACGGTCCTGCAACCAACTTTGAAGTAAATGCAGTAGGTCAGGTTGTAAGTGCAGGAGCAGCTACAAGTGTAAGTGTTTCAGCAGTGACTGCAAATACATTTACAGGCGGTACGTTTGAAGGTACAACTGGTAACTTTAGTTCAAATGTTTCAGTTGGTGGCGACCTTACTATTACTGGGGCATTTAGTCCTGCAGTTGTAAGCACATCAGCAGTTAATGCAACAACTGGTACATTCTCAAGTACAGTTAGTGCAGGGTTCTTTTATGGTGATGGTTCAAACCTTACCAATGTTCCTTCTGCTGAAGGTGGTACAGTAAAAAGAATTGAAGCTGGTCAGGGTATTAAAATAACTGTAGATGGTGCGGTGTCTGCATCTATTCCAGTTAGCGGTACAGTAGCAGTAAGTGCTAACCAAAACTTTGGGACTGTCTCAGTTAGTACTGCTTTTGCAGTTACAGGATCAGCAAAGTTTGGTGTTGTTTCAGCTACTGAATACTATGGTGACGGTGCAAACTTAACCAACCTACCTGTATCTGTTTCAGCATATACAGTTAATCAGTTAACAATCGTAAGTGCTGCAACTCTTGCAGGTACTGATCTTGAAACAAGAATTAATACTGTTTCTGTTAACACTTCAGTTAATGCTGCAGCCATTACTTCAATTAATACAGTTGTAGACAATCTTGATTTTGCAACGAGTGCTGAACTTGCAATAGTTTCAGCATATGCTACTAGCATTGTTCAGGCTTTGTCCGCTACAATGGCAACAAGCATTGACAATAGTAATACAAACATTACAACAAACGCTAATGCTATTACAAGTATTAATGCGGTTGTTGCAGGAGTTTCAGTACTTACCAGTATTAATGCAGCAGCGATTACAAGTATCAATGCAATCATTGAA